ACCTACGCTCTGGATGGTTAAGGATGGGTTTCACTGATAAGCAAAAGAAACTTCTAGAAGAACGAAGATGTTTCAAGTGTGAAAAGAAGATGTCCATTATTGATAAGATCCCTATGTTCGGGGGCTATGTTGATTCATGGGGCTGCACACATTGTAAGACTAAAAATTCGGAGCTTAAATGAAGCGTAGATGTAATATTTGTTTACAGTCTAAGGATCATCTTAAGGGTGATAGGTTCAATAATGAAGTAACGGTATGTTACGACTGTCAAAAGATTCTAACTAGCATAGTAAATAGCGGAATTGTTTACAAACCCTAGCTCTTCAGCCCAATCCATTTAAAGAAAGAATGAGGACTAGAGGATAAGGTGGGGTAGCAATGGGTATTAAAAGCGAGTTTGATGCGTCAGACTGCGTTTAAAGTGCGTTATTTCTGCAATCCCATGCCTATTACTGCGTCACTTGTGCTTTTTGGGTGCTTATTGGCTGCTTCAGTGATCATTGGTAACATTTTAGATGCTAGGGCTTGAACATACCAGGGTTGACCACTTAGATCCTGAGTGATATTATGCAACAAAGAAAGTTGAGAACCCTCCTCCGAACCTTTCAGTTCTTTCGCAGCTGCTCCCATGGATCCAGCCCAGAATTTTTTAAGACTGTCACGAGCTTGTGGCAGCATAAATTCTTCAAAATCAATTAACATCTGTTCTCTGATTTTTTTAGTGATCACATCCAGAGACATTAGGAGAGTTTCGTCAGATTCAGAACTCTTCAACCAGGACTCTATTTTTTGCTGGGTTTTCAAAGGGACGTAATAGGTATAAAGTAAAAAATATATTACAAACGAAATTAATGCAAAAAGATAAAAGGTTAAATCAGTCATTAGAAATATTTCTCCGTTGCTTTATCCTTGATATAATCCTTTACATAATCTAAACTGACTGAAAATCCTTTTTGGGTCATGCATGATACAATCCACAATGGACCTACTATCGGATATGTAAAACCTAAACTCTTTTGAGCATTCTCGTTACAATCAGATAGTGCCTCTAAAAATCCGACTGCTTCAGGTCCTAATCCTTCTTCAAAATCTTCTTTAATCTCTTTTATTATTTCATCTTTTGAAGGTAGTTCTAAATCTTTAAAATAATCTATGACATCGTTTAAGATTTTCAAGGCAATATCTGTGGAATGATAAAGAGAAGCCAGGACAACAGGTCTGGGTACATTCAGATTTATTGTGGGTATTGGTTCCGCTAGGGCAATTATCTTTGATACGGCACTGGCTTTCTTATCAATCATGGAAAAACCTAACCAGGCTCCAAAAATTATAATCGGTTGCATTACTGGAATCAACGCCTGGAGCCACCTGGTATAATCCACGTTTTTCATAAGCTCTTCAAAATCAGTTTTTTTCTTTTTCATATTCGATACCCCGTTAATATGCAAGTGATGAATCCATTATTATTACTCTGTAGGGCTTGAACCTTAACTGTTGAATTTGGCGGTATCATAAATTCAAACATTTTGGGCTGAGTGCCTAGGTTGTCAGCAGTGATTATTGTTTTTTCAACAAATAAGGGTGTGCCGTCAACATTGATCGTATATGAAATAAATTCTGTCGTACTAATCCCAGACCAGTCCACACCTAAAGTTATCCTGGTTAAATAAAATGCTGAAGGATTAGTATAGGATAGTAGTGTAACAGCCGATGCACTAAGAGCCTGGCTTCCACTCCAGCCATAGATATTGCCACCTTTAGCCCTAGAGACTGATTTAGATGCGGCTAATGTCATGCATGAATAGTACCGACTAACTGATAAGTGGTGGGTATAGGCCCCGTGTCACTTGTAAAACCACTAACTATAACTTCCGTGAATGGCGGAATAATTAACTCTATTGGAGAACCCAAATCCGCAGTTTGAGTATCTGCGGAAGAATACAAAGTTAAATGGTCAAAAACAATCACACCATTAAATTTTATTATAGTCTGTAAACTCTGCGCACCTGACATCTGCGTTGTATCATGGCCAGACTGTACGGTGGCTCTGATCATGTAAGACCCAGTATTGAAATCTAACATAATAACAGCACCCGAACTAGTTAGATCCTCTTGTCCACTGTAAGCATAACAAAAACCGTTTCCTAAAAGGGTGAGGGCTTTACTGCCGCCTATGAATTGGGCGTTACTGCCTAACTTCGTTTTAGCCATTCAAGGCTTACTCGAAGTAAAGAGTCACAGACCCAGAACTTGCGGATGCACTACCAGCGGAAGCAAATTGAATTGCTATCTGTAGATCTATATTGTTAACTCCAGATATACCGAATGCAACAGGAACAGAATTAAATCCTACACATGCTCCAGCATCCGCAGTATCTCCAGCAACTCCCATAATGGTAAAATTCTGCTCACTCATATTACTTCCTAGCAAACGGCATACTACCTGGTATCCCGCTGCGTTCTTTGTATCAAAGGCACAATCCACCCTGGATATCCTAGTGCTCCCTTGGGGCACTTGAATATTGCCCAAATTTGAACTATTCATATTATCAGTCAAAGAAAAATATTCTTTGTCCGTAGGCGTGCTATCGAAACTTCTCTGTATCGTTGTGGCTGGCATCTTATATTCTGAAGTAAAGCTTACTTCCTCCGAGTTTTAGTTGTGGGAATCTGCTTCGTGCAAATGCTCCAAGCATTGCAACAAGGGAAGCAGTAACTAACGTTTTTCTTCCAGCATCGCTACCAATCATATCTATTGCGTTACCTGAAAGGGTACTGAATGCAGCTCCTAATTGACCGTCTGTAATATCTTTGATTACTCCTTCTGTAACCACTGTTGTACCAAATTTACCTTTCACGGATTCTCCAGCGTTAAGGTATGCTGCTATGGCAAGGCCTGAAGCCATGCCCGTAATACTAGGGTGTGGGACTGCTTTCATATATTTTCTCCTTGGATTGCCAGTAGATCTCTTTCTAGTGTAGGCTCGGCGGGCACCTTTACGAGGTTGGCCTTTCCTGGTTGAACCTTTGCGTTTGCGAGAGGCACCATAGGATGTCTTGCTGATGAGCTTGCCATTCCTAAAATACATCGTTCTTCCATTTTTACCTTTCCTGGTGTAGAGCCCTACTGGCATTATCAATTAATGTTTAATCCGTTATATAACTGTTTGTGCTATGCAAATGTTTATATCAAAACCCATGTTGTTTAATTGATGAGCTTGAAAGATAAGAGAATTTCATTAGGAGCTACGCCCAGGTTTAGACAGTTAGAACCTGGTGAGGTATGTTTGTTTGTAAACGCAACCATACCGGAAGAATTTGAATCAGAATGGGATACAGGTTATGGTCCGAATAAGAACTCTAAATGGTCTCTCACCTTTACCCTCCTTAAACATCCCCATCCTTCTTACTCTCTTCCTAAAGAAGGTTTAGAAGTAGAGTGGAAAACAATAGCAGAGGTAATAAGAATAGATGTATTTGCACTTCTTAAAACTGATAATGCTGAGTATTGGACTGACCCAGAATACATATGGACCCTAACGCGTAGAGAAGATGGTACCTACGCTCTGGATGGTTAAGGATGGGTTTCACTGATAAGCAAAAGAAACTTCTAGAAGAACGAAGATGTTTCAAGTGTGAAAAGAAGATGTCCATTATTGATAAGATCCCTATGTTCGGGGGCTATGTTGATTCATGGGGCT